TTTAGTTAGTCCTACTGCCGAAGGAAAACCCTCAATTTCCCCTTCAGAAAGCACCTCAACTAAATTTAATGCTTGTCTGCTTTGAACTGCTGGTGGAATTACAAATGCTGTACCACCGCCACCACCAAACCATTTAAAAGGGTTTAATTGTATTTCTTTTTTCCCAGCCCCTATATCAACTCCAGCTACTTTGAACATTATGTACCCTCCGAAGAATCATCAGTATCAAGACCAGCCGACACAATTATTGATCCTGTAAAAACTTCGCCATAAACTACTGGAATGGCAACACCAGCATTAATAGTATTTAAAATTCCATTAAAGGTAAAACTTGCTGGATCGTCATTATCAGTATTGTTTTCTACAGGAGTCATCATTTCTGCCGCACCAGTTAAAACTAAATTAGCACCAATACCAGCGACAATAGTACCTACTCCTATAGAGCCAGCACCAATACCAAAAGTACCTATTGCAGCACCTCCAAATCCACCTGTAGCAATAACAGCACCAACAAGAACAACTCCAGCAATAATTTTTCCTATTCCTTTAGCACCCACAGCCACAGGTACTATTTTTATTTCTTCACGACCAACAGGAACATCTATTTCTTTATCATTAATTTGATACTTTCCTACTTTTACACAATAATTTTGATCAACCATGTGTGTTTGTAAGTCAGGAAAATTTGCTACTAAAAATTTTATTGCATCTACTGGCGAGCGTACTTCAGCTTTAAAAGTACGTTGTCCTAAAAAACGAGCTAGTCTGCCATAAACTTTTATTTTAGTAAGCATAGCGATACCTCTTCTTAGTACATTCTATCCAGTTTTGGTCATATAATTCTCTCGAACTAAGTCTTTTCACACAATGCTGCAGAATGGTCTGATCTCCTATGTACAAAGCAACATGGTCTAATTTACCTGTATTAGTTGTGTCCATAAGTAAAACATCTCCTATTTCTAAATCATCATCTTTATGTAATTCTACAAAACCTGTCAATGGCAAGCCATGCTCAAATAATGGTTTTCTACTAAATTCTTTTGGACTTTTAGGTCTGTCCCAGTGTTTTAATTTTATACCTTTTTTTTCTTTAAACCAATCTTCTATCAAACTCCAGCAATCTTGTATTTGCCATTTCCATTCTCTACCAATTAAATTTTTTTTATAGCCAGAAGGTTCAAAATAATACCAATCTGATGTTTCAGGGGTAACAATATAAAAGGGTAAATCTAAATACTCACAACTTGCAAGATCAGCTTGACTTGGCGTTGGTGGGTGGTTTGGATGACTATGAAATACCGCTACAATTTCTCCTTCATCTTCTACATTAATCCAATCGTCAGGGTCTAAAATAAATTGATCTTGTAAATCTTCAGCAAGATTTTTACAAGGAAAATATTTTTCTTTACCTTTATAGACAGCTACTAAACCACAAGCTTCATTAGGTGCATCTTTTTTTGCGTGTTGTAGAGCAATATCTTTCCAAGTCATCCAACAAAAGCCCCAATAGCTGGAAAAATATCTCTAGTTGCTATTCTTCTTGGTAATTTTACGTTTATTAAATCTAATGCGGATTGAGCCTCCCATGTCACTACGTTTCTATTTTCAGTAACTTTACGATCTAAAAAAAATATTTCTTGCGGAAATTCTGCTGTTGGATCAGGAGTACCAAATGGATTTGTACCACCACTGAAGTTAGCGGCATCTAAGAAACGTGCCAAGGTTCTTATTCTTATAAATTTTGCACCATTCAAATCATTACCAGCAGTCGTTGTATTAACATCTTGCATTATTGCTGTTAATGTTCCCAAAATATTACTTACTGTGATTGTTGGTCTAGGTAAAGTACCTCTTGAACCAAATTCAAAACCACTACACTCAATAGGAAATCTAAGGTAAGAATTACCAGCAAATACAACCTGTCCATTAGCGTTCATGCTAGCACCATTATGAAAACGGTATATAGTGTTTGAACCATGTAATGCTGTATTTAATTCAATTACAAAAAGTTCAATAATTGATGTTGGATTTATGGATTGTAATTCAGAAACTGGAATAGCCATTAAGCTTCATATACCTCTTCAAATGTTGCGTTGATAGTAGCTCTATTAAGATATGGTATAGATTTAGTCCAAGATTTACAAATAAATTTGCTTGAACCAGTTTCAGCAGGGGGAGTAAAGTCAAAACTTTCTGTGCCACCTCTTGCGTCAAGAAATGCTTCTATAGTATCTGCGTCAGTTTCACTAACATTAAAAGTAAGATTAAAAACTTTTGGATCTTGATTTAATCCAAACTGAACACGCTGCTGGTAGCCATCACCGAATTGTGTAATTCGTACTTTTGGATTATTAGTTTTTCTTGTTCCGTAGGTCGGATTGATAGAGGGGAAAGTTGCCATTTATCTAGAAAGTAAACCGTTTGGACGTTGTTGTTTTACAATTTCATTTTGCACAGCAATAGCTATTAATGAACCTAATTGTCTGCTCTCTTCTTCTTCTCCCTGTGCATCAACACCACCTTCCACATTGACGTTGACCACAACATTATTAGTAGTTCCTCCACCTATTTTATTATTTGGAATTATATTACCGCCTTTAGAACCCATTTGTAAGATTTCAGCACCACGTTCTCCAACAAGATAAGTCCCTCCAGCATTTACTCTGCCTCCCATTTCTTTTTTACCACCAAATAATCCACCAAGAAAACCTCCAAACCCTTTGCCACCACTTAATAATCCTCCGATTCCACTAATTGCTTTATCTAATGCAATGTCAAGTAATTTATTTTTTAAATTATTTAAAACACCTGATATGGCATCACCAAAGGATTTACTGCCATTTATGGCATCTCTTAAACCTCCAACTAAATCACTTCTTACACTTTCTCCAATTTTAAAAAAAGTTTCTTCTAATTGTTTTGCTTGCTCTTTTGCTTTTCTTTCAGCCTCTGTAATTTGGTCTACACCTGTTTTTATATCTCCATTAGTTTTTACAATATTATTTTTTGCATCTAATTGTTTATTGTTTTCTTCTGTTATTAGTTTTTCGAGTTCAAAATATTCAATAGTTCCTTCTTTTAACTCTCCTAGTTTTTCTTTCAAACCTTTAAATGGATTAGGAAATTCTGGTATTTCAATGTCTAAATTTATTTTTGGTAATTCAATACCACC